CCTTCAGTCGCAGCGGGACTCGTTTGACAACCAGCGCCCGCCAAGCTCGGTACACAGGCCAGCAGCATCAAGGTCCGTAATTTCAGCATTGTCTTTATTCCTCTGTTCGATTAGAGCCATCGCTCTGGCTCTTACCTCCGCTTCAAACAACACACGTTCCTGGCGTCGAACAGAAGGGTTATCAAAGAATTTGTTGTAACCTGTTGCGAGGCCAAACATAAGAGCAGCCCCAGCAACTGCTCCTAAATAAAGATTAAGCGATCCAAACATCACATCACCTTCTGAACAGCCTTAGCTTCTAGACGCTTGTTCCGACGCTCGTTGATGATGTAGATTGCACCACCAGCAAGAACAATGCCAAGCAAGAGCCAAGGTCCTGCAGTGACCAACAAATCGTAGAAGGATGATGTGCTTTCTTTCACAGCATCAATACCTTCCTTGGCTGCCGTTGCAACGCCAGTGACACCAGTAATAGTTGTCACTACTTCTGTGCTTGAGAAGCGTTTTCCCTTGGCCGCTGCGTTATCAACAACTTCTTTGGCAGCATCCACTTTGGTGTTGGCCTCTTTGACCTGGGCCTCGGCTTTTTCGACTTTTGGTGCAAGCTTCTTGTTTTCAAGTTCCTTACCAATCGCTTCGAGGGTGCGTGGACCAGCCCAACCATCGGCCAAGAGACCTTTGGTACGCTGGAATGCTCTAACAGCTTTCTCGGTGTCATCACCAAATCGGCCGTCTGCTTTCAATGGCCCAAAGCCAAGCTTAACAAGATTGACCTGAAGTTCTTCAACAAACTCGCCCTTGGAACCTTTACTCATTACTGAGCTGACCTGCTTCTTAGTCAGAACTTCTGCAGCCGACTTCTTGAAAGCAGAGTCAATATTCCAAGGAGTTTTGTCATCTTGTCCTTCATCAAGAACAGAGACATGAGCGTGATGGTAATGGCCATTCGAGCCACTATACTTCCGCCAGACCCAAGGTTTGGGACCTTTACGACCAGAGGCAATCTGACCGTTGCTAATCACATAGCTGAGGCGAGGGTCTTTCGAGTCGAGAATAGCTTGGCAGAGTTTCCTCGCGTCACAACCACCAGAAGGATCATTGGTGAAATCGCGAGCATCGACAGTTCCATCAGGTTCCGGATTATGGTCTGAATGACGAGATTGATGCTTAACATCTCCGATCCAGCCATCAGAAGCTTTGGACCGATTGGGTGCTAGACGATTGATTTGAGTCAGAAGAACTTTGAGCGACTCTACATTACGTGGTACTGGAGCCTTAACCATAACTACATACCTCTCCTCAGATGTTGGGTTATTATAAACCACATGATTTCGGTTGTACACTCACTGACATTTTAGGCATTCCACGTGTTAATCCAGGGATATTCTATGATAATCTATTCATCTAATATCCCTGGAATATCCTTTAACTTACGGTAACCGGTATTCTATCTTGCTGAATAGAAGTATATAGAACACCGCCGATCGTTATCTCAGACTGAACGTATACATAGCCAACACCTAGAGCCATTGAAGGCCAGTTAAACGACAGAGAATTTCCAGTCACAGTTCCACAATCATGAACAGCTGCTGCACTATCCACCGCTATGACACGATGTATCTGGGTGCTCGCTCCATTGATTTCAGGGCTCTCAGCTGCATCGAGTTGTTTCTTGACATTACCCGAGGTACGATTACGTGTCACCCAAGAAACAGTAGCCGATACACCAATGGTGACTGGGACAGGAGTTGATGAACGAGCAGTGGCGTCAACCTTCGTGTTGTGAGGACGCGGTGGAGCGAGTGTTCTCACATTGGAAGGCGCCCATCCAGTTGATACCAGACCTCCAGCTTTCTTTCCATAGAAGGCCACTGTGTTAGAAGTAATAACCCACGACGGAGTGTAGCCAAGAGGATAACTAAATGGCGAAGAAGGTATATTGTTGAAGTTATTATTGATGATGTAGCAGTCATCATTTATAGCATGATCTTCAGCGACAGTATCAAGCAGACCACGATGAACGTTATTGAGCTGGTAATCACCACCACCAAGATCAGTAACGCTTTCGAAGCTCATGATTTCATTGCCGCAGATAAGGAACAACTGACCTGCTGAAACGCCACCACTGCCTACATCAACGAGGTTGACTCCGTTCAATACATTTGTTATAGTTATGTTGGTAATGATGCCCGTTGTAGTTCCATCATATTTCGAGATAGTTGTATTTAGATCGGCGAAAGTCGGGTACAATCCATCTGTCATGAATTTCACATCACCAGGTGTAGATGGAACGTTCGTTATCAGAGCACCAAAGCTGTACTGGATGTTGTTGGCGGGCTTTGGCAGTATGAGGGGGAAGATGACGGGGGAAGACTGATCTGAAGAAATACCAGCACGAGCACGAGCCATAAAATAAGGAGCCGTAACAAAAGCGACTGCAGTAGGCGTCGCCGGCGATACATCAAATTGTGGGTCATAGGTGTCACCTCCAGCTCCAAATAATGTATCTGTATCAGGCAGTTTCATTTGACGAACCTGCAATACAACATTATTCTGTTTCAAATCTTGCTTACGAACCTTTATTATAACTACAGGCCAGTTGAGCAGTGAGAAATCTGGGTGTGTTACAAGAACAATATTCCCAGGTTCCTGTAGTGCGCCATCACGGTCTGTGAGCATTGAGAATGATGAAAGCGGTGCAGCAAGCAATGATAAGTCTCTACCAAGCAGAGTCAGCGCAAGAGTCTTGTTCGGAACAAATGGATATTCTACAGTAGCGAGTTTACGACCACGACCTGCTTGTGTTGCGTTTGCCGTGTTCATGAGAAACACAGGAACTACGTTATATTCAGCATCGCGCTCTGTATAAAGTCCACGAGCCTGTTCAATAGTATCAGGCCAGCCGGTCTTCATAAAGCTATTAATCTCAATCAAATTTTCATTGATGTAGAACCTGTCTCCTGATACATAATCGATGTCGCTTGCGCGGATCAAGTTACCAGTGATGAGACCAGTTTCTGAATTCTGAAAATAAACAGCAGCAGCTTGATCCTGAAGCGACTTGATTATAGATGCACAAGACGTTTCACCTGCAATCTTTATAGAGCAAAAGTTTCCTTCTCCATCAACAATAGTTGCCATTGAACTGAGCTTGGTGGTGTCGAAATTGGAAATGTCAACTCCACCCCAGCCCCATGGATTGGTCATGACCTCAACAGCAGCACTGACCACATTCAGATCATCGCCGTCTCGATTAACTCCAGCCGACAAAGACAATGGATTTGGAACACGTACAACTTCAAAGGACAAATTGCCCATTGGAAGATCAGCACGAACATTGCGTAACAGAATGGTCATGATGCCTACATAACCTGGGTAATCAGCAACTAATCCAGCAACATGAGGTTCTGGAGTCTGGTCATAAGCACCACCAGCAAAGCTTATAGTTGCTCCACTCAGGAAAGTGTCATTCTCATCAATTGTATCAGACGTACGAGCTGGGCCAATATCACCTGTCCAGATTTCTTGATTATCAACATATATGCCGACAAGATGACCATCGGGCCCGAGAGCAATGGCCATATGAATATCGATAAGATAACCGATGATGGTTACTGTCTCAACAGTTGTGGTTGTGGTAACAATCTTAGTGATGCCGCCACCAAGATCAATTACCTCATCGTTAGAGGTAGTGGCTACAGTGGTTTCAGTCAACGGGCGAAGATTACCCGTCCAAATTGTATTAGCTTCAGGAACACGTTTGCGACCAAGAACACCAGTGACAATACCGCCGAGTGCAGCATTTGGAATATTGCCGCTCTGAGAATTGCTTGTGTTGCCATCACCTGTATCTGGAACTTCTACAGGACTGGGCTTGACCGCAGTTTGTGGTCCAAAAGCATTCATAGATATAGTGCGTCTTGCCATTATGTATAACTCGCGCTATCAGGCGGGAAGCCTACAATTCGATTGCGATTTTCTCTTTGATTTGTAGTTGTAGTAACTCGTGTTCCAAAGTCTAAGTTCTCAAATGGATTTACTTCTGGAATATGATCAAACCCGCCGTAATTATCGACGTTGTTAAATACAAGTTTGCAGTCACCAAGACGAAGATGATTGCAACCACGCACCAGATCAACTGTATCTCCGACAAGTATATCGAAGAACGGATAACCAATACGTATTACATTTGCGATGTTTGAAACGATGGTTTGTTCTTCGCCTGTGCGTGTGTTAACAATCGTGCCGGAGTTAAGTTCATTATCTGCATAACCATCATCATCGACGGTAATGATCTGTCCTTGTATCTTTGTAACTAGAGCTGAAACTGTAAAAGTTGCTTTTACTACTTTACAACGTTCATCAAACAAAGTATGGTTGCAAATCTTCTGATAAAAAACAGATGACAAGTTTCCATTCAACTGAGTCTGGAATTTATTGCCTGTTTTAAGAACACCCCATTTACCGACTGGAGCAGCACCACTCAGTTCACCAACCCACTCAATTTTGAATTCAGTGGAAAGATCATCTCCAACATGGGCTCTATACACCACAACATCTAACCACTTTGG